GAAAACAATTATAAAAAATACTGTTGCAGAACAAAAAAATATGCTTACATTAGGTTCTCACCAAAATTAACAATCACAGGAGATATTATGAGCGAACAAGATTATTTAAAAGCTATTGCTGTCCTTGCTGACAAGGTGAGCAGATACCACGAAAGATTATTAGCAGCGGAAAGGGACTTAGAACGTCACCTTAAAGATACTGCTACACACTGTAATGGTGACTGTGAGTGTAAAAATCCTAAGACTTAGGAGTTTCACCCAACATATCTTTTAATGATGGAGCAAATACTTTTACGTCGCGTTTAATTTTATCTGCGGTTGTAGAAGTGTTTGGATCATCTATATCAGCTTGAACTGCTTCCTCTGAGTCATACTCAGCCCCAGTATCCATATGTGTAATTGTAGTTTCTGTTTTTACATTGTATTTTGGAACAACTCTTCCATCTTCCAATGTAACAGTTCCTATTTGTTCGGCATTTTTAACTATCGGCATCTTCTTTTCTCCAGTGTATATTAAAACTTAAAACAACCCTGTCTTCATCAGAATTGTTTATTTTTACCTCATGTTGTAACCATGATGGAAAAAAAATCAAGGCATTCTCTTTTGGTTCGTAGTCTACGCTGTGTGCTAGGTGCACGGAGGCATCTTTTTTAAGTGGGGGTGATAATACCTCAGCCTGTGATTTAGGCTCTAGAAACACCAAATTACCGCTTTTAGAAGGCACTTTAAGATAGTAGACCCCTGATAAGTAATTATATGGGTGAGTGTGCACATTATTTCTTGATCCTGGTGGGTTTATCATACCCCATAAGCCAGACATTTCTGGCACGTAATCTTCTCTAACGTCCAAGTGTCTAAAACATTCATTTGCTTTAAGTAATATGTCAGCAACGGTGCTTTTAAACTCTTCATCTTTATATAGTTCATCGTGACTGTGCCAACCACCTACATTAGATCTTGGCATACCCTTGTCGTCTTGTGCTTTTAATTCATAAAGCCTGTCTACTAAATGACCGTGGCCCGTGGCCTCCGTCATCATAACAGGTGTAATAAATAATGATTGTAGTTGCATAATATTCCTTTCTAAAGTTGTCCTTTTGTTACCTCCATAAAGCTAACAATTATATGTACTTGATTTGCAGCATTGGCCTGTGCTTTTAATACGTCCGACTCTTGTAAAACAAGAGGCTGTGACAACAACTCTGTAGTTGTGTTTGTTGCAACACTTTTAGCTTTAAATAATTCAAATGTTGCAGAAGATCTAAGGACCTCCAAATCTACCAACGTAGTGCTACCTGAATCATTACAAACTAAAATAGATTTTACTACGTCAGTTGTAGGTGGAACAGGTGGTGTTGCACCAGGATTAGCTGTGGGAACAGTCAAGATGGTAGTCAAGTCAGTTGTTGTAATATCAACCATTGCACTTTTAAATGTATTAGCCAATGAAAAATGCCTCCGACTCTGAATCGTCTTTCAAGTCTTGTTGAAAGTTTGTGTTTAATAAAAATATTATCTGATCTAACAATTTTATCATTTGATCAAACTGACTAGCATCATATTCTTCTGTAGCATTTGGTAATCTAGTAATAGTAATTTTTGCCATTATCTTCTTCCGTCTGGTCTTATTTCTAATTTTTGTGATCCAAGTCTCCAAGCAGTATCATCTACTGTGTTTGTTGTATACCTAATTTTAACTGCTCTACCTCTTCCTCTAACGCTTACTTTTTCAGTTGTGCTAGTTATTGATCCTGTTGTTTGCACGTTAGCTGATGATTGTGGATATTGCTCTAATGTTAATCTAGCTGTCATAGTATTTGTAAGATTATCAAAGTCAGGCACTAATTTACTTACTGACATAAGCTGATCACCGTCCCCTATTTCTACTGACCCTGTTTCTAAAAATGCAGTTATAGCTGTACCATCTGCTTGGTTGTTGCCTGTTTCATGTTCGTATAAAAAAGAAGCACCGTTTGTTAAACCTAGTATGGTTGACGCATTTCCTGCTACATTAGTTTTGTATTCTGTAGCTATTGGGTTTTCATATACGTACGCACCTAGCCATGTAGTTCTAGCAAGACTAATTGTATACCAGGTTCTTTCCAAATAATTATAAGCAACAGCTCTATCAATTTGTGTAGCGTTGGCTGATGGATAATACCAAATAATTTCATTAAAAGCTGTGTTTAAACCCACAGCTATATCAGCTTTGTTAGTGTAACTCATGTCATCAAAAACAAAATCTTGTACTGAACAAGGCATCTTTTTTACAACACCATCATAAAGATAAAATGCATCATCTGACATCCAGTAAGCAACACCATTTACTTCTATTGCTGCATGTTGAGCTATTAACCCAGCGTTAGCGCCCAATTGTCTTAGACCGAACGTAAAAGGTGTGCCGACAAATTGAATACCGTGTAGTGATGTATCAGTCCATACTAGAATTTGCCCTGCAGATTTTACAGCGCCAACTATTCTTGATCCGTCTGAAATACGCAAAGATCCCGCTTCATTTGTAGAAACTGGAGTATAGTCAGTTGCATCTTCTCTGTCTGAAAATCTTAAAAATAAATCGTCCTGTGTGGTTGAGTCTCCAATTGTTAACTCAGTGCCAAATATCAATAAATGTCTTGTATCTGTTGATACTAAACTAAATCTTGAAGCCGTGGGAGCGTTACTCAAAGCTGTAGCTCTAGTGCTTGCACCCCCTGATGTGTCCCATATAAAAGTACCACCGTTTAAAACAGTAGCTATTAAATCTTCACCAAAATTGTCTAATGACCAATTTCTTGCAGCAACGACAACGCTTGATGTAGATCTTGACGTGTCCCAAGTGCTATCACCCCAAGCAAGTGTACCCCAGCCATAACCATAGGTAGATGTAGCTGGTCCTGTTGTAATTTGATATTTAGCGTTTCCAGATCCACCTCCACCAGATGTAGTGCCAGTGGCATTACTTGAATGTGTAATAGTGTATGTACTAGCAGACGGAACTGTAGTTATCTCAAACTCTTGATTCATGTCTAGGCCGTCTAACGTAGAAAAAGAGTCAAATGTTACAAAATCTCCTACGGATGCTCCATGTGCTGCGTCTGTTACCGTAACTGTTGCTGATCCACTAGACGTGGTAAAAGGGTTTGTTAATGATTCTGTGGATCTAATTGGTGTAATGTCGGTTATGGCCCCCTCAGAATAAAGGTATAGTTTTCTATCGGTTCCTAATGCCAAATACCTAGTGCCGTCTAATGCCACCCATGAATGTGTATCTCTGACAACACCTACCAATACTTTATTTGGATTAGGTAAATTCTTCCAACCACCCCATCTTTCTGGTTTACCGTAGTGAAATCTTACAAAATCTGAATCAACGTATTTTCTTTCGTCTCCAGCTGAGTAAGCTGTGTCCTGTTTGTCAATACCTGGTTGAAACTTTAAATCTACTAATTGCATGCTTTAGTAATAAATTACTTATCGTTTTGAGGCAAGAATTGAGTTCCTACATTGCCTTTAAAAGCATAGTTTCCGTAGTGAGTCATGCCAGATAATATGTCGGCATATATCTTACCACCCATGTTTTGCCATAATCGACAAAAAGCATAATCCTCTGACAAATATCTGCTATTTTCTATCATTGTATCAAAAAAAGCATAATTCCAATCAGATGTTTTGTGATAATCAAACTCTTTGTCATGTGACTGATTTAGGTGCTGATCTGGTGTAAACTTCAAATGTGGGTACATGCCAGCCATTCTTTCAAAGACGTTTCTTTTTATCATCATAAATCCAGTAGCACCGTCAAGCACCTCAATAAATCCGTTTTTTACCTCTATTTTATTAGGATCTTTTACGTTTAAATTATATTGTAATGACGCAGCAGCGAGTTCGTTCTCTGATATTTCTGGTTTATCCTTCACTCTTTTTTTTACTTTAATCCAATCAATTGTTTTTCTTGGATATACCCCACAAACAACGTCTTTATCAAAATCAAGCATTCTTAAAACTGTATTTGGATCAAATGCTATGTCAGCGTCTATGAACATTAAATGAGTGTAATCACCATCCATGAACAGCTGAACTAATGTGTTTCTAGCTCTTGTAATTAGTGACTCATTACCTATTGTTCCAAACTGTAATTCTATTTTTCTTGATGCAGCAATGGCAACCAGTTGCATAGAGCTTTTAAAGTAATCAGCTGTTATCATGCCACCATAACAAGGAGTACCTATAAATATTTTATTTTTCATTTTAATAACCTTGTATCGAAAAATTAGATGATATTATAATTCTTTCACCTAGACCTTGATACTCAACATAATGCCAAAGATCTGCAGGAAAGATAACAAGCTTACCGACCTCTGCTTTTTCTTTGTAATAATCATATTCACCAGTGTGGTTGGGTGACAGAAAAGTAGTTTCTCCGTAATTATTTAAATATAGTATACTAGAATAATTTTCTGATATTGATCTGTGATGATGAGGATCGTGTCTAGATCCTTTACCATATATCGCTGTCCAATAATAATTGAGGTTAAATAAAAAGTTATCTTTCTTATATTCTGTTATAATTTTATCTATTAATATTTCATATTCTCTAAACTTTACTGGTTTTTTATAATCTGTAAAATAATTGTCGCTTATTGTTCCGTTATAATAATAACTAACATCTTTAATTTTTTGTTTTTTTTCCATAACCTCATCTAGTAATGGTTTGATTTCATCATTATCAAATCTAAATCTACGTATTATAGTTGGAAATATGTGCTCTTTACTGTGTTGCATAATCTACCTTTAAATATTCTATCTTTCTAACCCATCCTCTGGGTATTGCTATGGCGCCTCCACCATGATTATCATCTTTGTCTATACACCAAGATCTCATAATTACAATCTTATCATCGTTGTTTACAACCATGTATCCTACCTCTTGGCACACGGCCAACGGAGCAGATACAATGTCTTTTATATGAAGCCAGCCTGTTTCCATGTCTTTTGCGTCAAACCACGTTATGCGAACCATGGGAACTTTTTTTATATCGTAGTTTTCCATGCAATTGTGTGCCTATTTTTATAAGAAAAATTTATATTTGCTTTATGCTCTATTGTAGAGTCAAAGACTACTAACCTATTTTTTACATAATCGACGCTATCATTATCTTTAAACATAACCTCACCCTGCCATTCATCCTCCCAATCGTCTGTAAAAAATAATAAGGTTTGCATGCCGTCGTCGGTATGAAACTCACCTTGTGATTGTGGTGGATAACAATTTACATATGAGCGTAATAGCTCATCCGTTTTAGTCATTTTGTTCTTGTTAAAAAGTTTTAAAAGATAGTTATGACTTAACCAATTAGTAGTAATACAATAAAAGAAACCATTCTTAGTTCCAAAAGGATCATTAGATCCATGCACTGTCCACTGAGTTCCTAGAATTTCTTCTTTTATAAAGTTTAACAAATCCTCACTAAGAACATTGTCATAGACTTTAATCATTTATAGGCTGTTTTCTTTTTAAATGTAAATTAAAAGACACCGATCTTCTCTCTTCGTTTTGCGTTCTAAATGGATAGACACCATGTGACAACCAAGAGGGAAATAAAAAAATTGCTCCTACTTCAGGAGTTGCTTGATGTTTGTGTCCACTAAAATGTCCAGCTTGACCACAATGCCAAACTATATCTCCTACACAGGGATAATGATCTTCTCTTGCATATTCTTCTTTTAAGCTAGGTGGCACACGTAGATAAATTACACCTGATAATTCACCTTGGTGTATATGAAAAGGATTAAAGTCTCCAGACCATTGACTCACGGCCCACATTGATTCTATCACCATTGAACCAACAAACTCTGGTGATATGGTGTCACTAGCTGGAGGTATTGATATGTATTGTTTAACTATCTGACCAAAGGCGCCAATAATAGGTTTGAATTTTTCACTTTCAAGATCCTCCATGGGATACCTAACTTCTTGTTTAACATTACCAGCTAAATGCATGGAATGATCGTATTTTTTAGAGAGTTTCTCATCTTCAAACAACTCTGTTGCACGATCATCTAAAATTTTA